AGATGTGGCCTGGGACGAGAGCGTAACCGGATCGATCAACACCACGCATTTCGACTGGAAGCCGCAGGCGCGCCAGTTGGTCGAGAAGGCGAAGACCTGGGCGATCTCGTCCAAGGTGATCGAGATCGCATCGAAGAACGACGAGCAGGGATTCAGAGAGATCAAGTGCCGCCGCATGATCATCCCGGCGGACCAATACGACCTGCCCATCAAGGCGGGACGGCCGTGGGTGTCCGTCTATGTGGACATCGAGAACGAACAGATCATGGAGGAGGTCGCGCTCCGGACCAGCCCGGTGACGATTCCCCGGTGGGAGTTCGGCAGCTCCATGTTCGGGGATCAGTACGGCTATTCGCCGTGCGTGGTCTACTCGCTCCCCGATGCCCGCATGTACCAGCAGATGATGCTGTCGATGCTCACAGCGTCGGAGATGGCGACCTATCCGCCGATGATCGCGGTGACCGAAGCGATCAACGGGGCGACCAATCTCTACGCCAGCGGCATCACCCAGGTCGACGCGGACTACGACGAGCGGACCGGGGAAGTGCTGCGGCCGATCAGCCATGACTTCTCGGGCATCAAATTCGGCATGGAGCAGATGGAGCGGCTGGAGCAGGCGCTCGATTCCAGTTTCTTCATCGACAAGATCAGGTTCCCCGAGATCACTAAGGAGATGACGGCTTACGAGGCCTCGAAGCTGTGGGAGAACTACCAGCGCGAAACCCTGCCGCTGTTCGAGCCGGTGGAGCAGGAATACAACGCCGGTTTGTGTGACGGAACTTTCGAGGACTTGCTCAATCTCGGCGCGTTCGGGTCGATCGACGACATGCCGCCGATCTTGAGAGGTCGGGATATCTCCTGGCAGTTCGATACGCCGATCACGGTGGCGGTGAATGCGGGGCTCACCAAGTCGTTCGAGCAGATGGTTCAAGTCGTGATCCAGGGCGCCCAGATTCAGCCGACCGTGCGGCTCAATGTCGACTGGGACAAGGCGACAAGGGACGCCATCGACGGCACCGGAGCGAAGGCGGAATGGCTGCTGCCCGAGGATAAGGTCAAGCAACTGGCCGCCCAGGAGGCACAGCAGCAGGCCGCACAACAGGCGGCGCAACAGGTAGCGCAGGGGGCAGATGTGGCGTCGCGGGTTGGCGATGCGGCCAAGAACGCGGGGGATGCGATGCAGAGCCTGCAGGGCGCGGGGGTGGGATAATTGCCCGTCCGCAAGCCTTTGGCCCGCTGGCCCTGGGACCCAACCGAACTAGAGCCCCACGAGGTCTCCGCCATCAAATCGATCGCGCACACCATGCCGATCGCCTGGGGCGCGCTGGAGAAGATCACCGGCGTCGATGCGATGGAATTCACCGCCGGCGGCGAAGATGGCCGCAGGGCCTCGGACTTCGCGGCCGGCAAGCGGTTCGTCGGCCGGCTCTTGCGCAATATCCGCGACATGAAGATGCCGGGGCCGGCGACGCCAGCGTCACGGCAGGGGCCGCCGGAATGATCTTGCGGGCCGGGCGCCACTCCGGCTAGGAGGGGACCGCTTGCGCGGCTGACCATCCCCGTATCCAGGCGGTCCGGTTGGTGCTTCCCGGACACTTCAGCCCTGCGTGCTCCAGCTTTCCACGCCGCCGCGAGACGAGGCGAACCCTAACACAAAGCCGCGCCCGGTGGCCATCCTGCATGGCCGCCGGGGCAAATTCCAATAGATGCCGCGTGCCCCTTGGCGGCGTCCGCGGCGTGACTATCCCAATCCCCCTGAAACTCACGGTGTCGAATGCCCGAAGCTATTACCTCAACTCCTGCAGCCAGTTCTCCCTCTCCCGCAGCGGCATCGACACCCTCCGCGGGAGCCGCTGCGCCGGCGCCCATAACCCCCCCGCACACCGCGCCGGCGCAGTCCTCTCCTCCCGCCACGCTAGCCGATGGGGCCGTTCCTGATGGCGCAGCTGCGGCTGCGGCGGCAGCTGCGGCCGGCTCACGATTCCCCGACAACTGGCGCGACCAACTCGCTGGCGACGACAAGACCAGCGCCGAACGCCTCAAGCGCTTCGCCTCGCCCGGCGACCTGTTCAAGTCCTACCGCGAACTCGAAACCAAGGTCAGTTCCGGCCAACTCAAGGCACCGGCCACACCGTTTCCCGCTACCGGGACAGACGAGGCCAAGGCCGAATGGCGCAAGACCAACGGCCTGCCCGAGACCGCCGAAGCCTATGTCGAAAAGCTCGCCCTCCCGAACGGCGTCGTCATTGGCGAGGCGGACAAACCCCTGATCAACGAATTCGCCAAGGACATGCACGCCGCCGGGGCAACCCAGGACGAAATGAACCGGGCGATGGCCTCTTACTACCGCCTGCAGGGCGTAGCGGAGGCGCAGCGCGCCGAGGCCGATGTCTCGACCCGCGCCACGTCACAAACCCAGCTCATGACCGACTGGGGCCCGCAGGACTACAAGGTCAACATGAACGCGGTGGGCACGCTGCTCGCCACCATGCCGGAAGAGGCGAAGGTCGGCCTCTTGAGTGCGCGCACTGCAGACGGGCAGATGGTGGGCGACACCGTTTGGTTTAACAAATGGGCCGCCGCACATGCGCGGGAATTCAACCCCGCCGCAACGCTGATCTCGCCGACGCAGGCCAATGCGCCCCAGGCCATTTCCGATGAAATCTCGGCCATCGAAAAGGTCTACCAGCGCGCCGTCACCGGCGACCGCGATGCGCACCGGGAATATTACGGCCATGCCGGCAAGCCCGGGCTCGATGCGCGCGAGCGCGAGCTGATCCACGCGCAGGAACAGATGAGGTTGCGCGGCCAGCGGGCCGCCTAATCCTGCTCTTCATGGCAGTCGGCCATGCCCGCATTCCAGCTTTCGGGCACGCGGCCTTGTGCCCGCTTTTCGCTTGACTTTCAAAATTCCGCGCCGGTCCGGACAACCCGCATAGCGGCCCCGGCGAAGCGCACTCACCCGCCAACGTAACGCCCCGCAGCATCATACGCAGGCCCGGCTCGCGCCGGCAACCCTCGCGCACGCGCACGCGGACAACCCGATCGGAGGCACGTCGATGCTCACCTATGGAGCACTTCAGTGTCAGATACCGCCTTTCAGGTCCAATACCGAAAGGAAGCCATCATGGGCTTCGAATTCGGTCAGTCGGACCTGCGGACGAGCGTCACCACCGAAGCCGTAATCAAGGGCAACCAAGCGATCTTCCTTGTTGCGGATTCGGGCGGCGCTTCCGCCTCATCCCGTGGCGTGAACGGGCTCATCCCCGCACGCGCGGACGACCTCAACCAGTTCACGGCGACCTTGGTCGAATGGCATGACCTCGTCCGCCGCACCTCGTTCAACATCTTCGCATCCCAGGGCGATGGCCGCCGCATCATGCAGGCCACCACCCGCAAGGTGCTCAACCGCAAGACCGACCTCGACATCATGTCGGCCTTGCAGACCGCGACCAACTATATCGGCACCTCGGCGGTGACGATGACGCTGGCACTCGCGACCCGCGCCAAGGTGGCGCTGGGCGTCAACCAGGTCCCGGTCGAGGAAATGGACAACATGTTCGCGGTCATCTCGCCCGCGGCCATGGGCTACCTGCAGCAGATCAAGGAATTCAACAACGCGGATTTCGTGGATGTGAAGACCTTGAACGGACCGGCGCGCCGGTTCCGACGCTGGGCCGGCTTCAACTGGATCGAGCACCCGCTCGTTCCCGGCGTCGGCACCTCCAGCGAAACCCTGTTCTTCTATCACCGCGACGCCATCGGCCACGCGGTCAACACCGGCGAAATGCAAGCCCTCGCCGGCTACCACGAAGAGCAGGATTATTCCTGGGCTCGCACCTCAGCGTTCATGGGCTCGACCCTCCTGCAGAACAGAGGCGTGATCCTCTGCCGGCATGACGGTTCCGCCTATGTGACCACGGCATAAGGGAGGCCTGACACATGGCATATGTTTCCGGTTCTCTCTCCATGCTCCTCGACGAGATCGAGAGCGGCATCACCTACTGGGTCTATTACACCTCCGACACCCTGGCCCAGGTCGGCGCAGCGAACTACGTCACCGACGCGACCTTCAAGCGTTTGACGCTTGGCGATATCGTCGATGTGTGGTCCGGCACGCTCACGAACTTCTCGTCCACCACCGGCGGACAGACCCTCGGCGGCGCGACCTTCGCTCCGACCGTCGGCGTCACGGCGCGGTTCTCCTCGGTTCCGCAGTGGGCGCGATTCATCGTGTCCGCGGTCGGCGCGGGGACCACGACCTCGGCAGGCGCCGCCACGCTCACCCAGATCGAGTTGCCGAGCAACGCGCAGGGCAACTATCCGCGCAACCTGATCCAGGCCGGCGACTTCACCACCAATCCCTGGCAGGCCGGAACCTCGTTCAACGGCAGCTCGGCAACCCCGTCGATCACCGCTGACCGGTTCAATGCAAACGCGGGCGGGTCTACGGTGTGGGTGGCTGCACGCTCCTCCAACACGACGGTTCCGGGCTTCTCGGCGTCGTATGTATGGGGCCGGTCGGCTGGCGACACTCACACCACCGGCCTTTCGTTCGGCCAGGTGATCGAGAGCGCCAACTCGATCAGGGCTCAAGGCCTTCCGGTCGCGCTGTCGTTCTGGGCTGTTGCCAACGCGAACTTTGCGGCAGGCGCCACCAACGGCGCCATGATCGCAACGATCCTGTCCGGCACCGGCACCGACGAGTCGTCGGGCAAAATGTTCTCTGGCGCGTGGTCCGGTGCGACCACGGTTGCCCAGCAGACGTTCACCCCGACGACCACCGTCCAGCGGTTCGGGCCGTTCTCCGGCACGGTCCCGACGGGCTGTACCCAGTTGGGTATTGCGTTCTCGTACTCATCGACCACGGCGGCGACCTCTCCCGGCCTCACCGCAGGGGCGGCTGAAAGCGTCCAGTTCATGGGCATTCAGCTGGAAGCCGGCGGCATGTCTCCGTTCGAGCACATGGAAGAGTCCGAAGTCGTCAACATGGCGACCCGGTATCTCCAGGTGATCCCGGAGCCGACCGCGGGCATTGCCATCGGGCCGGCCGTGTTCTCGGCCGCCTCGATCGCGCTTGCCTTCGTGCCGCTGCCGACGCCACTGCGCAAATCGCCGACGCTCACCTTCAACACCGGCGGCTGGGCTGTCACCGACCAGGGACAGACCACTCACCGCGTGTCGGCGGGCGGGCTCCAGGGGGCGACCTCGTCGGCGCTCTCTGTCCTGGTGACCTGTGCAGGCACGTTCTCGGCCGGCAACTCGGCGGCTCCCTGCTTCCTGCAGGGAGTGTCGACGGCGCTCGGCTCAATCGTCGCCAACGCGGATTACTGACCGTGTCTGCCCCTGGGGAGCAATCCCCAGGGGTTTCCAATCTGAGGGGCCCATGAACATCGCGATTTCGGAACAGAAAAAACTCAACGCTGTCAGGCTCAATAATCTCGCCCTGCAGAAGGGCAACAAGGTCAAGGTACGCGACGGCACCGCCGTCCTGCGCACGGTCATTGCGGAGTTACAGCGCGCGTCGGCGCTCAATCCGCTCGACCTCGGCATTCGGATGAATCTCGCGAAATTCCACCACGATCTCGGGGAGATCGACGAGGCGGAGAAACATTGCAGTTTCGTGCTCAAGCACGAGGAGCGCTGTATCGGCGCGTGGCAGATCATGGGCGCGATCAACACGGTTCGCGGTCGCCTCGATGATGCCATTGCCTGCAACAAGCGCTGCCACGAGATCGATCCCGCCAACGGTCAGGCGCTCTGGGGGCTCACCGAGGCCTATCTGCGCGCGGGCGACTG